CACTACTTGCAGTTGAGTAGTTACCTACCACACGTTGTACACGCTTACGTTCAACCTCAATTGATTCTTCATTCTTCTTGTCGAAATTGAAGTAGTCAAATCCACCGCTAACTGGTGACCACCACGCAAGACGAACATTCTCGTAGATGCAATTTGATGAGTAAGGATAGAACACATATTCTGCACTTAACTGACTTGCGCCCGTATCGTTGGTGATTGTTATTGAATAGTATTTATAGTTTGGATAGTCCGCAGGGTCAATAAGTGAAGTAGTACCTTCAAGTGATTTCGGATATGCAGGAATAGTAACAAGACCATTATTGCCTATTACTTCAGTAGCAAAAACATTTGTACCCGTGCTTGTTACAAGCTTCATCTTGATAGCCGTCTCAGTTGAGATTCCGCTATCCTTTGCGCTCAATGTATCTGAATAGTCAGTGATATAATAAAGATTTCCATAGTCCATATTATTGTCACGAATCGGAATGAACACGCGAGATGAACTAGCAGTTAATCCAGTCGGCATAATTCGAGGAATATGTGTGCCGCTATTTCTGTCACCCATTAATAACTTAGTGATACCGTCAAGACCATAACGATTATCAGGATTAGGTTTATAGCCGTCCATATGCGCATAGCTGCACGGTAGTAAATAGTGATACTTAGTGGTAGTGGTTGCATTGATAGTGAACACACCTGCTACGTTATAGCCCTCCTGCATCGTTACCTTATAAAGGTAGTATGGATAGTCGCTCTCGCCAAAGTCAACAGAAGGCTCGGCACTAAATGACTTATGCCTAACATCCATTCTATGTTTCAAGACTGGTGACAAGTCGAGTATTCCTTGCGGCGTAGCTTCAGGAGTTGGCGGCACGTAGATAGTTGATATTAGATTCGTAGTGCCTTCGTATATTTTAAAGACGAATCTGAACCCATCGTTAGCGACATTGCTAGATGTCAATCGATAGATTAATTTCTGCCCAACCTTAGTTGCTGAGTAAGGTTGTTCTTGAACTGTTATAGCCATCCCTCGTTTATTTTTTTAACCACGTATTTTTGAATAGTATTTGCTATGTCTTTACCTCTAATTTCGAGTTCTGCATCTATCGCATCTCTCCAATAAAATATTCCTTTGTAACCACTTTTAGCAATCTTGCGCCCTATCACAAATGCCAACCCCCTTCTCCAGCTTTCCTCATTGTTCACTTTGATGAACTTGCCGTTGACATCTCGCGGCTTAATGTTTTTATCTTTGATCCATTGGATAAGTGATTCCGATGGTGGTGCTTTTCTACCTGCTTGCCTTCCCCATTCAACTACATCAGCGTAAGCTTGCGCACCCTTAGAGTAAAACTTCATTTCGGGAACACCACCTCTATTGATTATTCGATAGCGCAATGAGTCACGAAGTTTGCCCGTAGTATTGGTTGCAGAAGTATAGCTACCTCTTGCGCCTTGTCTTTTGCGCTTAACCATAATATTACGCTTCGCCCTCTCAACTATCGATGCGGCAATATCATTTAGCAATACTTCAAGTTCGTCATCAATTTCCATTGTCGTATTCTGTTGAATTTAATTCATTCTCAAGAACAGAAATATCCTCGGTAAAATCCTCAGCTCTAATAACTGCGGCATTGAATTGCGCATTAGTCAAGTCAGTTACAACATGATTAATAGTTGGCTCAATATCTCCGCACATACGTTTAGCCGTCACTCTATTTACAATAATCGAATCGTCTATTGTGATTTGATATTCTGCATCCACACAACTTTGATATGTACAAAGATTTGATAGATTGCCATTTGGCAAATTGAATGTGCTGACTAATTTTATATATTTCATATTACACCTCCTTTGCAAGTTATTCCAATATAATCAACAGTTGCTGCTATTGAAGTTGTGCCGACCAATTTATTCACACCAATTACTGGAGCACCACCATAGTTATTTGATACTCTCACAAATCTACTTGAAACAGCATAAGTCATTCCACCATCTGATGAATAGAAAAACACTGTATCACCTAAATTATTTGGGTGATACGTTCCAAGCACAATCGCATTAGTTGTTACTGGTAAAATAGTTGTTGTATCACTAATTAAAGTATTGGCAGTATTAGAAGTATAGTTTCTCCAAAATCCATTAGCAAAAGAAGCGTACCAAGTATTACTACCTGCAGTAGTTAGACCAGTTGTGTTACTGCCCGAACTTATTCCAACACCAAAAATAAAATCTTGTGCTGCCGTTGGTAGTTGGTCTAATCTTATTCTTGAAACAACGCAATACTTTGAAAATGCTCCACCTGTTAGATAAAATCCACTTCGCCCCATTGACTTCAATGTACCACTATTATTTGCTACTGTTCCCGTTGAGAATGTTATTGTGCCTAATCCATTAAGGATTTGGTTATCATTTCTAATAATAGCACCAGTTCCACTTGCTTGACCTATTGTAGTTTCTCCAAAGTAAGTAGTAGGAGAAGCAGCATTAGGAGCACCAAGCATATCATCAAATGCCATGTGACCATTATTTGAATCAGAAGAAAGAACACCCCAATCTGTTCCGTTATGAAGCAATGTTATCTGTTCACTTGGAAATAAGAAGTAAGCACTCCTTCCTTGAAATCTCATTCTGTTTGCAGCACTTGAATTGGTGCTGTTCTTTTCCAGAATCATTAGGTTGTCTGATGAACTATTTAGAATCGTAACCATACGACCAGCATAACCACCAGCTATTCCACTGTAAACTTGAACCTTGTCAGTATAGTTTGCATTTATGCTAATCACCTTTTCATCATTCCATCCAGTAGGTGCATAGTTATCATATCGCGCTGATGTTTCTGTTAAAGAGAGAACACCCCAATCCGCTGACGGAATTGATTTGTTCTCCCACAACCCTGATGTTGAATTGTAAATTAATCCTTGATTGTTTGTAGGACTTGAAACACTGACACCGTGAAGCTCATTAAGTTCATATCCGTTTTGAATCGCAATGACAATTCGACCTAGTGTTGGATGCGCTCGTGCTATGTATCCAATGAAGACCGTGTGATTTGGTTCTGCTGGTGGCGTGACAGTTATTGCTCCTGCCGTTGTCGCGCTCAACCATACTGCGTCACCTGCTGCAAATGAGTTGGTATTTAAATCGTGAAGCGTTCCGCTTACCGCTACATTGCCGTCCGCATTGTTAGCGATATCAGCTACTACAATTCCGATAGTCTTACTCGATGTCGCTTCCGAATCTGCCTGAGCAAGTATTGCGTTAGGTCGGTTACCCGTTGCACCAGATAGATATACTACCTGACCTTTGGTCAATGTTGAACCCGTTGAATTGCGAACAACTATCTGAACTGTCTCAGCACTATCTACTATTCCGTCATTGTCTGTGTCATACGTTGACTTAAACATATCGCCATAACCCGAAAGGTCGGGCTTGTTAGCTATCTCGCGTGAACCACTTACTGCGTTCCAATCTGCGTAAGTTTCAATTTCCCAAACGGCAGCACCTATCGTTGAATCTGTACAAACATAAATATCTCCGTTGTCTAATATCCAACGTGAGCCAACATAGAAGCCTGATGAACTATCGTCAGTCGCTGCTGGTGCTATGTTGAACTTGTGGTTAACGATACGGATAGTATCACCGTTACCGTTCATCACGTACTGACTTCCTGCTTCCCACTTTAACTCGTAGCCAACACCACATATTTGAGCGATACCTTTTGAGCCGCCCGTGTTCGCATCGATAGTTCCTTCTCTAAGTCGTGAACCATTATCCAATAACACCCCACCACCTGCTCCAAAGATTACTTCGGCTGCATCAATGAACTCTATGTCATTGGTCGTTGTATTGCCTAAGTCGGTAGTTTCCTGAAGCGTACCTGCGCCACCGCCACCACCTGCAAGTGTAACTTCTATTTTGTTGCCGTTAACAGTAACATTAAAGTCATCTGAAAAGTCAACGAAAGAAGTATAGCCAACAAAGTCACCGTCATTGTACACGCCTATCTTAGTGAGAATGCCTGAACCCGTTGTAGGATTGTCGTTTATGTTTGGCGAATAGTCAGCTGGTATGTCACACGCTGACCAATTATAAGGTAGTCGAATAGTAACATTCAATTGGACACCCGTAAGTACGTGCGTGAACTCCTCAATGAAAGGAATTATAGTAGCTTGTTTGTCTACTATCTCAGCATCCTCTCCGAACAATACTTGACCGTTCTCAATCTCACTTATTAACGATAGAGCAAGACGCGACATATCGCTAATAATTTCCTTCTGGTAATCGGTCTTGATTTCTTTATCGCGCCCAATATCTGCAAATCGAATCTCCAGAGCATAGTCAAGCGTTCCTTCACTTGCTCTAATGTCAACGGGTAACACGTGCATCATTGGATAACGTGGTTCTTTGTCTAAATCAGCAGCATCTATTTGCCCGTGATAAAATTTTTGAATGATGTAGTGACCATCTGCGAACTGTCGCAATCTTTCTATGAGTGTCCTATAACTGTTTGACATTACTTGCTCTTTTAATATTTAATCTATACATATAATTGTACAGTAATTCCTCTATTGGATAATATAGTATGGTCTTGAATTTCACCAAATCGTCATCTGCCAATTGCATCAGGAAAAAGTACCAACCGAACTGCTCACTAACGGTCTTTACTCCTGCTGCTTCAACTCCTCCACTATCGTCTTCAGTTCCTTCTCCTTCTCCTCCAAATATGTCAGGGTAGAGTTTGACAAGTCGTTGGCAACAATCGAAAAAAAAACAAGCGCACCGTTTACTATATCCATTGGCATCATCAACATATCAACTTCATTGTCCATATGCTTCGGGGCATACTGCTCAATATCGTACTTGTCACCCATCTTTGATGACACCGGACGATACAAGATGCACAAAGCTTTCGCCAGGTTCTCAAAGATATTGTTCGGCTTAGTGAACTCTAATAGATCAACATATTCGGCTGCCGTTATCTGTTTGAAATTGGGAATCAATCCGTAATCCTTTGCGCCCAATGTAACGATAGGTTTGAACACCGCACTTGTTTCTTTCAATGCTTCATCAAACAACTCAATGCAGGTGTTGATATCGTCTATCTTAACCTTGCGAGATTGCTCAGGAGTAGTGCCGCTAATAGCTTGGTACTTCATTAGGTCGTTAGTCGCTAAGTGATAGCCGACATAGTGATGAACTTTAATGCTTGAATATTTAGTAGGTACTGGATACGTCATATCTTATCTGAGATTGTGATATTAATAGGTGCTATGTTAGTATCTATTTCCTGACGTTCTACATATCCTCTGCGCTTTCCTTTTGTCTTTAAAAAGAAAATAGTTGAAGACACCTCGCCTTCTTTAATCTGCTTGTGAAGTTGTGATTCTGCAAAGTCAAGTGCAATATCTTCTATCGATTTAACGGCAGTTAAATAGTCCTCGTCTTCACGCAGCCAACGATAGTGTGTTTCGCGGCTAATTCCTACCGCCTTACAAGCTGAAGTGACAATGCCTAGAGATTTCTCCAGAGCATCAATCATTGCCTTTTTATTTATGTCACTATTTGTCATAGGCTTTACCGTTTATTTTAATCACAAGAGATGAATCAAGCTTCTTCATTCTATCAACAATCACTTGGCAGTATTTAGGGTCAAGTTCCATTCCGTAGCACTTGCGCTTTAATTGATGAGCTGCAACCATTGTAGAACCGCTACCGAGAAATCCGTCAAAACAAGTTTCAAATTGAAAGTCGTTGAAAATATCACCAAACAATCCAACTGGCTTTTGTGTTGGGTGTACTCTTGTTTTGCCTTCAACATTTTTATCTCCTTGTCTTATCATTCCGTTCCACTGCCATTTATATAATTTTGCTGCTTTATCGAATGAAGTCCAGGCCATTTCAACATCTGCAAAATTTCCTGTATTTTCTTTGTCCCAAATTACCCAACACATTGAAGGGTGTAAAAAGTCAGTAAAATAATTACCACCCCAAATAATAAAATTTTCCATTCCGAGTGAAATGCAAGTGTTGTAAAATTCACGGGCTGTATCTGTTGTGTCGTCACCTATAATTTCTGAATAAGTTTTTGACTTTACAATTTTATTACCTCCAACAGTTCCAAATGATTTATCACCACCAACTTTATTTCCTTGAACAACACTTATACCGTATGGAGGGTCAGTAAAAACCATATCT